ATTTTTATTAACCCACAAACTTAGAGGAGAGTAATTATGGGAACAAGAAGCAATATCGCTTACAAAAAAGCAGACGGGAAAATCGTTAGTATGTATTGTCATTATGACGGCTACCCACAATATAACGGAGTAATGTTACACAAACATTACAACACCAAAGAGAAAGCCAGAGGCCTTGTGGATAACGGCTATCAATCCGCACTTAAAGAAACCGTAGAGGAATCTAATCAAGACAGAGTGCATCAAGACCCACCCACAACATATCATTCATTTCAAGCATTTATTATGGATATAAACTTTGATATTGAATGGGTATACCTATTCAAAGATGATGTTTGGCATGTTGCTGAGACTTCATATATCAAGTTACCTAGCGGTAGTTATGATATTGAAGTTGAGGATTTTACACCCTTGGAATCTGCATTAAGGTTTGTACTTCATGAGAAAAATTATGTTGAAGGAGATCAATAATGGAAGTTCATGTCGTTTTAGAAATGTATAAAGGCGTTCTTTGTGATGTAGAAGTCTATAAGAACGACCCTGACCCCTCTAACAAAATTGCAGATGCATATGACCGAGAGGAAGATAATGGTAAGAGAGTTTTTACACTTACTCTTAATGAACAATAATGAAGTATATGTGCGCAGAGTGTGGAACTGAAATAGAAAAACCACAAGAAATGACAGAGCCAAAGAAGTTTATCTTTGATAACTTGTTTGTAGCTGATGCTGATGTTGAATGTCCCAAATGTAAGTTGATCATACAAATATTAAAGGAGTCCGATAATGAAAGTTGATTTTGATTTTATCATTTACGCTAGTTCTACTTTCCTAACTGAGCATCTACCCGTAGAAGCCGAAGATTGGGATAAGGATAAACTAAATAAATTCTTAACCGATCATGCCTATGAACCATTTGAGTTTTATAGTGGTGAAGAAATATGGAAACAAATAACTACACTAGCCAAAAACCTTGAAGAGGATTTTGATTGGAAAGATACAACTTGGGAATTGTAACAATGAATCTTAAAGAACCATACAAAGCCTGGCGAGATACTTGCCCCGAAGAAGCTAATGGATTGGTTAGCAAGCGTAAGAAAGGCAACAGGTGGAACAGAATATTACAATCCGCTAAAGCTAGAAACAAACTCAAGGAGAAAAGCTAATGAGATATATACAAAGAAAAGGCGATTACGGGTACTTAGAAACTGTTGATGAATTTGAGTCTCGTAAAGAAGCTATAAGAATGCTCAAAGAATATCGTTTAGGCGATAAAAGTGCATATTTCTATATAAGTCAAAAACCTTGCAGAGATTGGCAAGAAGGCTATGAGGAGAAAAGCTAATGAAAAGTTATATGATCAGAGCAGAGAGAAAAACTATTGGTTATTACCATATTAAATGTAAATCTCTTGAAGAAGCTAAGAGACAAGCAAGCTATCAAATGGATGTAAATCCGCAAAACTGTTTAAGAGAAGAAAAGTATGAAGAAGTAGTTGTAGGTAGAGAACCTATGGTAATTGAATCGTACAACGAATTTATAAAGGAGAAAAGCTAAGTTGCTTAATAACCGTATTATCAGTATCATAACGGAGTGGTACTTGTTGGATTTGATTCAAAATCTTCTCTACTCTCCTAAAAGTATGTGTCTGATAAGTATCACCCCCCAATCATGACCTTCTTATTCTGGCTTGCTTTGTTCTTATATGTGCTTATCTTTGTACTAGATAGACCTAATCAGAAATAACTTCCCCTTCAACCTCTTGAGGGCTTGCAGTCTGTAAGTCCTCTTCCTCTAGTGCCTCCAAAGTATCAGCCTCATCTACCATCTCAGCAGGATCTCCTGGAGCTGGTAGATCTACTGGATCTATAGCCGTAATACTTCCCATCAGTTGTTCCAGGCGTTTCTCAACCTCTTCCCGACTCATTTGATCTATCTTCCCGAACATAACTTCTTTCCTATCAACAACCAGGCCCCCGACCTTGAGCAGGCTATTCTGGGCCGATATTGCCGCNTTAAAGGATCCGGCCTCCAAAGCCTTGTCCCGAATATCATATAGATCTTGAACTGCCCGATCATAATTCAACTCATACTTCTTCTTAGCTTCATTCATCAGATAGTTATACTCCTTGCGTATAACAGGATGATTCATTAGTTTATTAGCCGATTGTCTGGCATCTTTGTAGCCAGCCTTATGAGCGCACTCTACGAGAGTAAGCCGAGGATTATTAACAGCTTGCCATATAAAGTTTCGTTGTCTGCGATTAAGGGAGTTGTCTAGATTAGCGTATTCAATGGGTGCTTCATCTTCTGGAGCAAGGATGGGTTCATATTCAAGTTTGTTTTTTCTATATCCCATATATATTTAGCAGTTTAGAGACAAAGTAGTTATATATACCTACCCCCACATTACCCTAAAGTGTATGGAGAGGATACCTTACCTGGAATTATCCAGTCAAGATATTTATACTATTTTTACTCTGTATTCTCTATTTTCCTGTGACAAAAATGAAAAAAATAAAATAATCCCGAAACCCGCCTAGTTATAGGCTTTTTGACCGTCATACATTTATGACAATAATAGGACAATAATGCTTTAGTCATCATCTGAGCCCGATTTTGGCGTTAAAGCCTCAAATAAAACGTAGTTATTAAACAGACTTTCATGCCTATTTACTTCCATGTATTGATTCAAGATCTCATCTATCATATCAAGTGTGCTTTGATCATCCTCTGTAATCTTCTGTAGATTCCAGATGCAATAGCTTAATGTTGATAGAACTACGGTGAGCTTCTCTTCACCCCTTTGTTCATATCCATTAAACATATGATTCAGCCGTTCTACCGTCTCCTGGAGGGTAGGTCTCGCCATCTTATCCTTTATAGGAACTACTTTTAATGTCATTTATCTAAACTCTGAACGTAAAGTAAACCACGCGTAACTTTCTCTAAAAGATCTTTTTGAGCTATAGCTTTAGGGTAACAATGACCACAATCACAAATAGCTAAAGCCGTAGTCCCTATCTGAGGTTCATTATTCTTACATTCATTCATATATGAACTATACCTTAGTTTTNCCCCGAANCTCTTGATATTCATCCAAGATCTTCTTTGTNTTGCCGTACATCTCATGAAGTATCATAGAGTAACTACCAGCTTGTATTGGAGTATGATTGTCAGCCGCGTTAGCTTCATGCTCAATGCAATAGTCTAAACGGTCATTCATATCCTTTATAACCTTCATTACTTCTTCATGCCTACATATCGGACACCCGAAACCTTGTAGGTGTTCAAAAGGTGTAGATAAGAAGTCCCCATGATTAGGGCAACCTATAGTCATGTCGTCATCCATAACTACGTAATCTTTTTTTTCTCTACTCATATGCAATCTCCTAAATTACTAAGTGTAGACATTATATACTTTTTACAATAAAATACAATTTACATATTTTATCAGTAAATACTTTAGGAGAGTACTATGGATATACGAAAAGAACTGGATGCTATTATTGAGACATCCACCAACAATCTACATGACCATGTAGAACGAGAGCTTACAAAGGATAAATTAAACTATACTTTGTTTCACCTTCAGACAAACATATCTGAACTAACCCAATGCATTAAAGAAATAACTGATGCACTTGAAAAATTAGAGAAGGCATCATGAAGTTTAAAGAAATAGAGAAACATACAAAGGAAAGATCTGAAAAAGCAAACATCTTGCGCAAACAAATAGATAGAAAACTTGAAATGTTGATGGACGGAGGGTTTAGCAAAGATGAATCTTATAAAATGTTGTCGGCAAAAGTTTGTGATTTTAGAACTTTGAGACGTTGGCATAAAGGAGAAACTTTGCGCTCTAATAGTGTTAATAAATTATTTACTTTGATAGAAGAGGAGGAATCATGATAGAAATTGATAAAAGAAATGACCAATGTGCATACATAAAGGTTGGAGACATAACCGTATATGTAGAAGATTCAGAAGCCGCACCAGAGTATGTTCATATATGGAGGAATAGAAATGTAAATCTATTTTTAACAAGTGATGGAGAAGTAGAAA